AGAGGAACCCAGAGCGTGTAGGAGAGCTGTACCGATGTTTATCCACTAGACAATACAGGAGTTACCTGTTGAGTCCACAGTGAAGACATCTCCAGCAAACCGAACACGTCCGAATTCCTCATTTGGTTATCCCCAAGGAGATGGGGACCCATTCTCGATCTAGTATAAGAAGATGTTTACCTCTTTGCAAGTTAATATTGTGAACGTACTGACTAGAATGTACGCTGGTAAATGTTGATATTATATTAGTTGGGATAAATTTTGTAAGGGTTGGAGGGGTGGGCTACCACGGGAGAGTAGCTTGACTAGGAGTGAAGCCCTGGATGATTTCCAACGCTTTTCGGCGGCTAATACCACACAGTGTCATCGAAGATATGAATCGATTCGCCGTGAGTGTATCGCTGTCTGTCGCGTAGAAATCAAGGGTGTCGCCAGGTTGACCGTAGATTAGCAGGAAAATGCTGATTTGGTCGGCGGCTAGGGTGGTGCTAGTCCCACCAGTGCCACCAGTGTTATTGATATACTGTGCACCAGTACCTGCAGCGGCTTTCGCAGCCATCTGCACAATTGTGCGACTAGCGGATACATCATTTCCGCCAGAGTCGTAGATTGTTGTAGCATAAGCGAGGGTCACCCCAGCAGTCTGACAGGCAACCACGTTCAATTGGAACACTTGGTACCCGGACTTAAGGGGAATCTGTGGCTTGGTGTTGGTGTTATCGTACTTGAGCTGAATAGGCAAGCTATCCAGAGTCTTGTAATAACTGGTGACATTTGTGGAGGAAGCAGCTGGGTTAGTGAAGGAGAGTGCTACCTTTGGAGTGGAATCAAAGGGATTCCGACCCCGAAACTCGACTTCGATCGCGAGCATGAACTGGGCCACGAAATTAGTATCTGAGGTTAAAATTGCAAGATGAAACTGTCCTGCACAACTCAGATTCTTATCAGCGGCAGAACTGGTGAAATCGACAGATGGATCGATCTTCAACCAGTCCTTGTTCACAACATCTGTAATGTCCAAACATCTCTCTTTAGCATCTGGAGCCCATGCGGAAAATTGCACGGATTTCTCCATAGTGGTAAAGTAATCCCAGGACGGGATGTCGAGAGTAGGGTCTTTACAGGCTGAGATTGAAACAGTTGCATTAGTGGTACTCGGAGTGGAGGTGTTAAGGAACACTCTACACTTCTTGATTCGGTAGTGAGTGTGCGTCAAGCTGTCTTGGAGTAACGACTTATTGATCCCAATGTTTATTCCATTGTGGAACTGTTGGTTGTTAGGCATCCATGGGGCAACAAGAAATGAACAAACGCCATAGTTGTAGGCGGAGGTGAAGCCCTGCCATGATGTCACCAAATTATACCCTTGCTTGTTGGGTTTTATTTGGGTGGATGAATCCTGGATGGCAATGTTTGCCACGTTACCAGGAACAGAGACACGACGGACTTCGTTTCTTTTCTTTTGTCGTTTGACGGATTGATATGCGGAGGCGGCAGCTGGATTCCTTGCAGCAATTTGACCAACAACAGATTGTGTGGCAACTTGAGTCGCTGCTTTTACCAGAGGATTCTGCTTTAATTTCTTTAGTAATGATTTTCCCATCTTGATGAATATCAGGGGTAGGATAAATGGTGTTCGTTTTGTGAAAAAGGGTGGTTCTGTATGGTATACCAGGAACCGACTGGGACTGTACATCTGGTGGAACGGTTTTCTAAACCGCGATGCCGTGCAGTCTCTCGACGTTTTGTTTAGTACGGAACTATTAAGTTAGTTGAATCTAACACCGTTTTGGATCTAAACCACCAAACACCATAATGGATTGTTGTTGAGAGGTTCCGCGTCCATCACACTAGAACTTCACGGATGTTTAGGTCTTCCGAGACCAACTCTGCTTACCATTGTTCGGTTTCATCAGGTAGATGAAAGAACCCAGGCTCGGCAACAAACGCTCGGGCCACCTGAACAGGATTCAAGTGGTTGAGGGGTCTCACCATGCCACGATAGGCATAAAGAGGCAAGACTCTGTTATACCGGGAAAACCCTTCATCTGATAAGGGGCGTATCCAGGCATTACGTTTGTTAGTTCTAAGGATAGAATGATCGGGGACCGGTTCATCGGACTCTGTCAAGGGGGAGGGGAACAGAAATCTCTTGTAGATTTGGATTCTGGCAGATAAAGGAGACTGGTTGGAGAGGATATATATGTCATGAGGCAGTGGGGCCACATATTCCTGAAGAGGAACTAAGACCTTATTTTCAGCAAGGTTCTCAATTCTTCGAAGGGTGGAAATTGACTCAACAGAGTGTTGGGTTTTCACCTTTGAATAGAAGTTCTCCTTTTTCCGGTAGAGCTTCAATGAAGGATTATGTAGGAAGCGGGCCGCAATTGATCGTTGCTCACGTGTAACGAGTCTCGAACCAACAAAGTTTGGGTTTATTCCATAGCCACCGAGGTGGTGTGGAATAGCCCAGTTAGGTTGAAACCGTGTAGTGGCAAAGTCTTTGCGGAAGCGTTGGAAGGCGATTGGGAGGCAGGAGGCCGACCAAGGAATGTTTTCCATCATGGCATTTAGATCGTGTGAGATCCCTATTGGAGTTCCCATCTCGAACTTCGATGACCCTTTAATGTTATTACCCATCAAAAGATTTAGATTGAGGTAATGGCAGCGGGTAACTCGATTATTTCGGATACGGAACATTTGGGAATTGATCTGCAGAAAGTGAGGTGAGAGAAACTGTTTTCCGACGGAAACTCGAAATCCCGCTTCTCCGGCAATATTGCAAAAAATGTCGTAGAATTCACGATTGCAAACGAATGCAATGTCGTCGCCGTTGATTATGGCGAGGTCCCTGATGAGAAGGGAGAATTCACGACGGTCCGGGTCAGTGGGATCGAGCTCTCTCCACACGTCAACGCATGTGTGGTAGATGGCCGTATTGATGAAACAGAGGAGAGGGAAGGAGAGTGGATTACCCATTGGTTGTCCATCTATGAAAGGCACGGAGAAAGATGCTTGGATTTTGGTTTTCGTTGGCTTACCATCAACCTCTGTCATCTTAAAGACAGCTGGGTAATGGATTGTTCCAGGCGCAAACATAAGATCCGCATACTTTCTGTATGGGCTGTCACCTAGAGCGGAAATGGCGATTTTCGTAGCATCCATCTTGATAGTATCGGTAGCCCCGGCATAGTCACCGGAGCAATAAAGCTTGAAACCGAACTTTTCAACAAGGTGCTGTTTGGTCGAAAGACCCTGAATGAGTCGCTCAACGCGCTCCGTGAGGTCATTGTATAACATAGTGGAGAAAGGGGAGTCCTTCCAAGACTGGAGGAGGGCACCTTTAAGTGGGTCAGCAGCCATGTTCTTATAGCCATCTTGTATGGTAATGCCACGAATCTTAGCAGGTTCGTAGACAGATACATACTTCATGTCATTAAGTCCATAGAGATGGCGCCTAGGGCCGTCTTCCTCGTTGTACAC